CCTCCACTGGAGAGAGAAACAGTTGATGGTGTAAGATACTATAAAGTTCCTGATGAGAGTGATTTCATCAAACTTGTTTCAATTACTTCTGTAACTTCTTTCTGGAATAGAGAGAAGTTTGCAAAATGGAGAAAAAAGATTGGAGAAGCAAAAGCAAACGAGATCACTCGTAAGGCAACTTCTCGTGGAACTGATACTCATACTTTAATTGAGCATTACTTATTAAATGAAGAAAGTTTGCCAAAGGTTCAACCTATATCAGATTTTCTATACAAGATTGCTAAACCAACTCTAAACAATATTGACAATATCCACGCATTAGAGGGATCTCTATACAGTAAACAATTGGGTGTTGCGGGAACTGTTGACTGCATCGCAGAATACGATGGAGAGTTAGCAGTTATTGACTTTAAAACTTCTGCAAAACCTAAACCAAGAGATTGGATTGATGGATATTTTGTTCAAGCAGCAGCATATGCTTGTATGTACTATGAACTAACAGGTATATCAGTCAAAAAACTTGTTATAATAATGACATGTGAGGATGGCGAATGTGTTGTTTACGAAGAAAGAGATAAAGCAAAGTATATTAAATTACTCGTTAACTACATCGAATGCTTTTTAAACTACCAACTAGAATTACATGGAAAATGAATTTAACCAAGCGTTAAACAAGAAATTCATGAATCCTGCAAAATTTGCAGTAGAGATTGAAAAACTTGTATTACAAGAAAAGATCAATTACATTGATGCTATAGTTCTCTACTGCGAAGAAAACAGTATTGAAATAGATTCTATTACAAAATTAGTATCTAAACCACTGAAAGAGAAACTAAAATATGATGCACAACAATTGAATTTTATGAAAAAAACTTCTAAAGCAAAACTTCCTTTATAATGTCTACTTTATCATGGTTTCCAATGCCAGTTTATGTTGATAAGGTATTGGGAGAAGCAAAAGAAAAGATAGAAGAAGAACTTTATGCTGTATATGATAAAGCAAAGTTTGCTCAGAATCCTCAATGGACACAAGATACAAACGAACTAAGTGTAGTAAATGATTCATTCTTTACTACAAACGAACTTAAAGATTGCACTATATTTAATGATTGTATTGATTTTCATTTAAAAGAATATCTTAAACAACTAGCAACACCTACAAATTTAGAGTATTTTATAGACAATTCATGGTTAACTAGAACAACTAAGGGTAAGTATATACATCAACATGATCATGGTAATTATGATATATCAGGAGTCTACTATCTAAAGACTAATGGAAATGATGGTAAATTATTTTTTCCTTCTCCACATAGATTATTAGCAGGTAATTTTATAATATCAAGAATAATTGACTATTATCAGCATCTCCCATTAGAAGAGGGTGTTTTAGCAATGTGGCCATCTGTACTTCTACATAATACAGAACCAAACGAAACTGATCATGAGAGAATCAGTGCAAGTTTTAATATTAAATTTAGGTCATGATTAAAATTTTACACAACCCAAAGACTGCAGATTACCTTGATTTTAAAAGATGGGTAAACAGCACAAGTTTTGAATGGAAGTTTAATCCAACATCAACACCTGACATGAATGACTTATCTAAGGTGGATCTACCTTTCTATTGCCACTCATTTATAAAAAGACCAGAGCAATATGGATATCCTGTAATAGATAATCCTCAAGAAACTCATGGTGTTGTTGAGATGTTAAGTGAGATACTAAAGCAAAATCAAATACCTTTCAATAGTTTTATCAGAATAGCAGTAAATGCTGTTCATCCACAAAAAGATGTGACTGCTTCTATACCTCATGTAGATCACACATTTGCACATGGTAACTTAATAATGTATCTGAATAATGCAGGTGGATCTACTTTTGTAAAGAATGAAATGTCATTAAATGATGAGGTGCATTTACCTAAAGAAGATGATATAATATTGTTTACAGGAGAACATTATATGCAAACTCCTAGAGATAAAAGACGAGTAATTCTGGTCGCAACTATGATTTAATTGCATAAATAGTAGTGTTCTAGGAGATATTTTATGGCAGATTTTTTCGATTCCGATATAGTTCGTGATGAGATGCAAGAAATCAATGAGATGCAAGAAGAAATTTATGGGAGAATATTTCAATTCCCAGATCTTCCTGTACCAGAACAAATTGAACATCTAGATGAGTTAGATACTTTGCTTGAAAAACAGCAGGTTCTTTATACTCGTATGAAGTTATCGGATGATCCTCGTGCTAAAGAAATGGCAGAAAACATTAGAAAATCTGCTGTAGTAATGGGATTCCCAAATGATGTTGATTGCAACTTATTATTTGCAAATATGCAAGTAACACTTGAAAAAGTGCGTAAAGGGTTGGAAGCAACACTTGACACATGAGCAAGACAGCTCTATAATAAAGTCACACAGACCAAATCCAATTTAATCCAATTAAATCCTATGTCTTTCGCATCACTTAAGAAACAATCTTCACTTGGCAGTCTTACTGCAAAGTTAGTTAAAGAAGTTGAAAAAACCAACTCAGTTAACAAAGGAGATGAGCGACTCTGGAAACCAGAGGTTGACAAAGCAGGTAACGGTTATGCTGTTATCAGATTCCTACCTGCACCTGATGGAGAAGATCTCCCTTGGGTAAAAATGTATTCCCATGCCTTTCAAGGACCTGGCGGGTGGTACATTGAAAATTCATTAACAACATTGAATCAAAAAGATCCTTGTTCAGAATTCAACACTAGTCTTTGGAATAGTGGTGTGGAGTCTGATAAGCAAATTGCTCGTAATCAAAAGCGTAAGTTAGCATTCTATTCTAACATCTATGTTGTAAAAGATCCTTCAAACCCTGAGAATGAGGGTAAAGTGTTCCTTTACAAGTTTGGTAAAAAGATCTTTGATAAGATCATGGGTGCTATGCAACCTGAGTTTGAGGATGAAACACCTCTAAACCCATTTGATTTCTGGCAAGGAGCAGACTTTAAGGTTAAGATCAAGAAAGTTGCAGGTTATTGGAACTATGATAGTTCTGAGTTTGCTGCAGCAGCACCATTATTAAAAGATGATGATGCTCTTGAGCAATTATGGAAGAAAGAATATTCTCTCTCAGAAATAGTTGCTGCTGATCAATTCAAGACATATGACGAACTCAAAAAGCGTCTTGAGTCTGTATTGAGACTTAACCAAACAACTGCAACTTCACCTGTCTTAGATGAAGAGGCAGAGTTGGAAGACTTAAGCGAGGGAAGATCTCCTGTAGCAAACACTCCAACTGAGGACGATGCACTATCTTACTTTCAGAAGTTAGCTGAAGAGTAAATATAAATAACAAGAGGGATTTACTCCCTCTTTTTTTATTCTATCGACTTATTAAAATGGCAGGATACACAGGAAATCACTTTGTAGTGACATATACAGACAATGCAAGTGGTAATTTCACTGCAGATGTATATGCTAAAGATGCTGATGATGCAAAAGCAAAAGTTCTAATACTTTATCCTTGGGCACTTAGTCTTTCAGCAACTGCAGGTGCATAAAGATGTCACGCAATAAAGTTATTGCATACTCAGATGCCAGTGGCAACTGTAGAGTAGTAATTCCTACAATGGATTGCCCTCTATCGGATGATGCTGTAATAGCAAAAGATATACCTACATCTGACTATTCATTAATTGAACCATCTGCGTTACCATCTAATCAGTTTAGAGATGCTTGGAAATACGACCACAGTTTACAATCTGTTGGTGTAGATCTAACTGTAGCAAAAACTAAGACAACAGAAATTTTGGAAGCACAATATCTTGCTATCGCAAAAGAAAATGCAGATATTCAATCAATAGCAGACATGAAGGGTGAGTCTGCATCTCTTAAATCAAACCCTGCAGTACCATATACCACAATAACTAATGCAACTAGTGTTGCAGAACTAGAGGCACTTCTTTAAGTGTCTTTTAATTTTTTATTGATAAACTGAGAAGACTTAGTATATTCTAGAGCATCTTTCATATCCATCATAAACATAGTTAGATATTCTCTCCTCATAATTTTAATATTTCTTTTCGCTTCATTAACTCTAGTTTCTGCTAGGAAGTTACTGATAGGTACGACTGGATTTATTGTGGTATTGAATACTAATGGATTTGGTATTGTATAATCTGCGTCTACTATTTGACCTGCAGGGATAATCAATTTACCCTCAGCATTTCTGACTTCCTCAGTCTCATGATGTCTTGTGTCATTTATTGCTAGTCCATACTTATCTTCACAGTATTGATATAACACATTACTGCTCATTGGCCATTCTTCTCTTACATTAATAATATTCGCTGTTACTAATATAATCCAATCTAATTGAGAGTTACCATATATTTCTTCTGCTACATTATCAGGTCGCATACCTTCTTTTATTGTATATGACCTTAGAAATGTAACTGAGGAAAAAACATCATTCCTAAGTTTTGCTCTTAGAAATAAGTTCTTAATAGTGACATAATTGTCATTATTAGGTGAACTTGTTAATGGATTTTTGTACCTGATGTCTGGTACATGTTTAAAATAGTGTTTTGACATTAGTAACCTACTGAATCAACTTTTTCATGATCTTCCCTATAGATAGGATTAAGTTCTTTAAAGGATAAATCTAATTTCATATGCACAGGTGTACCATCTTCATATGTTGCATATGTACCACTTCCAGTATAGTTGACTGTCATATTAGTCAACGCAGATGTTTTAAATCTATTTAAGAATGGATGTGCTTTTCCTCCTTTAAAGTATCCTATTCTGAATATATCAGGAGCATTTAAGAAACCCATACCATCATTATCTAATTTTGCTGCAGTGTGTATTTTTAAACTTTTAATTATTGACTTTATAATGTATGCTTCATCTTGACTTCTAGGAACTAAATCCCAACCAAAGTTAAAACTTCTTATTGTTACACCACCAAATACCATTTCTAGGTTTTGGTTTATAACTTGACCAGATGATCTTGATAACAAACCTCCTATGGTGACATTAGCACCAAGAGCATTTACTGCTGTTGTTGCTGCAACCATTTTTGCGTAGTTTGCAACATCAGATCCACCACCACTACTCTGCAGTTCGGTCATTTTTTTAGTTACATTGCCAGGTATATCTTTAAGATTATCTGTCTCAACTACTGAACCTACTATCCCTAATGCTGCTGCAGAAAAATCATTTAGTTTATTCTCTCCCCACTGAGCACCATTGCTATCTTGAATATTTTGTGGTATTGGTAATATAATAGTCTTTTCTGCAGGTTTATCAGTATATTGATCGCTTATTTGTGATGCCCTAGAACCACTAGATAAAGCTGAAATACTTCCAAAACCACCACCCTCTTTTATATTCTTTAAAATTTCTATCTTGAAATAGTCTGTACTGGCATCTATTATGTCAGCAGGATATCTCATTAATTTTCCTGCCATTAGTTTATCGACCTCATTTTTAACTATTTAGCAGGAATTTTGCATATTTTAATGACCTAGCATGTCTCAATTCATTTGACTGCACTTCATACAGTTGACCTGCTACTTCATTCCATGTATATTTTCTCATCAAACCCCAATGATAGTTGAATCCTCTGAATCCCCATTGCTGTATATCTGTACATGCAATCAAAGGGTGTTGATCATATCTCAACTTAGGTGTCTTTGCATTATATACAAAGGTATAATAGTTGCCAGGATCGGGAATAGGTGACACAGTATCATTAAGTGCCTCCATAATTTCCTCCATAATATCTTCTGGATCTCTTAATCCAGTTGCTTTCTCTACTACTTCTTGTAATCTACTCATACTGGTAAGTTATCCTCTGTTAGTATTTTAAATTCATACTTTCTATCAGCACAGTAATCTCTTGCTGCATCCCATTTTGCTTGATTCTTTGCATACTCCATGACTTCTCTGATATATTTTTTAGTTTTTCTTTTTTGTACTTTTGGTTCAATGCATTGCTTTTTTGGTTTTATCTCTATAACATACTTTTTCAATTTACCACTATTATCTCTGACTTTTATATAAAAATCAGGAAAATATCTATGTATTCTCTGGTCTAATGGAGAGCGATATGGAATAATTATCTCTTCACTTCCCCACTCTAATATGTTACTGTTCTTATCACAATACCTCATAAAGACTTTCTCCCAAGAACTACGATAAATAATATTACGGTAGTCCCCTCGATACTTGTTTATGTTACGAGGTCTAAATATGCCAGAGTGTGCCATAATCTCATAAGTTCCCACAGGTATTTATTGTGCCCAAGTACCCAAGAGTCAAAAAGACAGAACAAATTCGTAGTTTATTCCAGAAGGTTGCTACGACAAACCACTATGAAGTATTCTTCTCAGGTTTTGGTGCTCTGCAACGATTAAGAGGATATATTAGTTCAAGATCTCCTAGAGTCACTAACTTCTTTATTAGTAGAGATCTAGGATTATTATGCAATAGTGCTGAGTTACCTGCAACGACCATGGCAACAGCACAGGTAGAAGGTCAAAGAATGGGTATTGTTGAAAAAATGGCACATTCAAGAGTATATACTGATGTGTCCTTCACTTTTTATGTTGATAATCAATACAGAACACTGGAATTTTTTGAGTTATGGCATGAGTTTATAGCATCTGGATCTGATAATGATGGTATAGATAGGACAAATGTTGCATATTATCATAGAATGCAGTATCCAGACGAGTACAAAGTTGATACTATAAAGATTCAAAAGTTTGACAAAGATCATTTTAGAAGTGTAGAATATAATTTTTTAAATTGTTTTCCAGTTGCTGTGTCTTCTATGCCTGTTGCATATGATGGCAACCAAGTGCTTGAATGTCAGGTTACATTTGCATATGACAGATACTATTTTGGTAAGATGAATTCATTAGATCGTAGAGCATATGCTGCTAACTATGCAAATGCATCATCAGGTACTGCAGTTGGTAATCAAAATAAAGAAGCTGCTTTAGATAGACCCTATAAAGAAGATGGTCTTGAAAGCACTGGTTATACTATGACACAAGCAGACTTAGACGCATCATCTGGCGAAAGTAGTTAATCTATGCTATAATATATACATTAAAAATTGATATGGGACTTGCACAAGAACTGAAATCGGGAACTAAAAAATCTCATTCAGCAGCAGAGAACACTAAATTTGTTTCATCATTCCTTAAAGGTGTTGTAGACAAAGAGAATTATCGAGAGTTAATTTCTAACTTTTACTTCGTATATCACACTATAGAAGCAGAGGTTAGAAGATTAAAAGATGATCCTATCGTAGGACCTCTGAATATACCAGAACTGTATAGGCATGATGCTTTAGCAGAGGATTGTGATTATTTCTTTGGCATAGATTGGCGAGAGAAAATATATCCTTCACAAG